CATAAGGATGAGCCCATTTAGTATTAAGGAACATCTTACGATTGCCTTCTTTACTAGTAATTAACGGCCAATTTGCATAATATACATCCCCCTCGATATAAGCTAATCCTTCAAATACATCAATTTTATTAAATTCTGTACGAGGTACGTTAGGATCTAAACCGCTGGTTGGTAGTTTATCGTAATTTGGCCAAATTTGGGTACGAACTTGCTGAGGCACGTTATACCATGAACACTGCATATGATTGTCCATGTACACCTCTGTAAAAGATAGCTTAAGGAAATCAAACTTTTCTTTAAGCATAATCTTTTGTAGTTTATCAAAAAGATCAGGAACATAGAACCGAAAACCATTACGGCAGGTACTGGTACCAGGTTCATGTAGGCACATATCGTCTTCAAAAAATATGTAAAAATCGTTATTAGTAGTATCAAAATGTTCAGCAGCATATTGTCTACCACCACAAATACCGACGTTATTGAAGTGCTTGTAATGTACAAACCCATACTCTTGTGCAATCTTTTGGTTTTCTTCTTTTGCAGTAAGATCGGTAGAGTTATCAATAAGAATCTTATCTGTTCTCTTAAGCCACTCCGGATGTTTTTCTAGGCTTTTTAAGAGTACTCGTAATTGCTGAGGGAAATTAAATGTAAGAATATAAATTGCTGTCTTAATATTAGTTAAGTCAAGATTTATATGTCTATTAGTAACTCTTTCCTCCGGTATCGGCTCTAGTGCAGGTTTTTTATTAGCAAGTTCTTGTACAAATTTAACAATAAGGCCGTTTTCATCCAACATGTACCGCCTGTATGTTTCAGGATACAGATAGGTCATAACAGAGAAAATACTTTCTTCCGTGCCCATGTACCCTTCTGATAGACTACGATCTACAAGGGTGTAATACAAACCATTAGCCTCGTGTATAGCTTGCTTTGTACCGCCGAATAATCCTCCACGACCAACTAGTTGTACATTTGCTTGGGCAAACTTATCTATTGCGTCTTTTTTAAACCCATGTATTTCAGTATTTGTATGGTAAGGATAACAGAGAAATAAAAACGGATCCAATAATGAATTAATGTTGTCAAGCACTTTATTCTCTGTAAAGTACTTTTCATATACAGTATTTGTTATACCTGCGTCTAACCAAATAAAGTATTTTGATGCAAAAGGATCCCAAATAGTAACATCATGAAGCATAAACATTTTGCTCATGACAATTGGGTTATACCATTCACACACAGCTTGAGGGCTACTAGATAACCAACCACCAGGACCGGTTTGATTAAACCAATTTGGATCTGTTCTTATTTTTTGAGTTTTATCCCAAAACGGACTATAGAGACGCTTTACATCTTCAAGTTCATAGACTTTTACAAAAGTGTTCTCTCTTTTGCGTTTAGCCCAAACTAAATGCTCTAACGATTTCGGTACATAAACGAAAAGGTTAGCATCTATATCAAGAAACTTGTTAAAATTCTCAATATAATGATTAAAGTCGCGGCCCGGACGGTTAATGTTCCAAAGACCGGTTACTATTGTTAATTCCTTATTCATTATTAGTATTTTTGACTTTCAATATGTTTATAAAAAATGGATCCGTTATCGTCTACTTTATTTTGCCTCATAATATTGCAACCTTCAAGAGAATCGTGATGGGTGTGTTTGAGTACTGGAAAGGTTTGTACCCCGCCTAATGCTTGCCATTCTTCTAGTGTTTTTAAAACTGGATCTGAAGAGTGAAACGTAACTATTCTTTTAATATTTTTTGATGCAAGATAAGACGAATTAAGCAAATCGTCGTTCCATGACTTACCTACAAAATCTGTAAAGTAGTCTTGTTGAAAGTAATGCCTACGGTATGAAATGGTCTTGTAAGCTTGTAGTACTTTAACTGGGTAGTTTCCGTTAACCGATACTACATAATGATCTCTAACATCATTAAAAACCGGTGGGTTAACAATCCCTAAACCATCATATCCAATTGCACAACCAGGAAACTTGTATTGATTTGCAACTTGCTCCTTCACCATTTCAGTATTATATACAAGGTCATCGTCAACCGTAATGATAATAGCATCTGGATCTTCTACACGTAACAACGTAGGAACAATTTTCGTAATAGACCCTAGATCATCTACACGAAACAGCTTTAAACGGGGATTCTTTGAGGCTATAACATTGAGCCAGTCCGGAATAACATAAGGTGCCTGCGTAGTTTTATTTACATGAGGAATGTTAAAATGTATTTCGTAGTTTTCATACGTTTGATTCAGTAAAGAATCTATACAAGACTTAAGACCATACTCATTAGTATCCTGCAAACGAGTTGGTATCGTGGTAAGGGTTAAAATCACTTGAGGCATAAATTTATTTAAATCGGATTATTAATATGGCCACTCAACGAGATGGTTATGTTTTTCGTAAAAATTTTTAAGAAGTGTATAGTTTAGCTTAACAAACCCTTCCTTTGAATTTGCTGTTAAATTAAATTCCCAACCTGGAAAACTATTCCAAAATCTATCCTCAGGAAAAGTCCTACAAGTTAGTGTACTGTTATCACAACCATAGTCAAAACTCCTACCAACTACTTTTATATTCAAAAGCTTATAGATAATAGCAAGCACTGGCTCGGCTAGAATATTCCAACTTCCAGAAGTTAAATGTAAATCTACTCTTTCAAAAGCATCTTTAATTATAAAGCTATACACATTAAGAAATTGCTGTATACTTTGTTTATCAACAAACTTATAGATTCTTACCGGTCCATCATTGAGCAAATAACCGTCATTTAAATTATAAACCGGTAAGTTTAATAACTTACTATACTTTACTACAGCGTTTTTAATGTTATCATTACCGGTATAATCATACACATTGTGACCGGTAACTGTATTAATCTTTATATTATCTAAATAGTTATAAAACTTAGTTATAGTTGTATCATCATATTTAACATGTATATCACAATCAAGCAGTAACACCCCTTTGTAGTTTTCAATATTTTCTAAATTAAAACAATATCTCTGTATGGAATAGGGGTAACGTCGAGATGTAACTCTCATTTCATTTGCATATGCTACCACGTCTTTAGTTGGAGTGGGTAATACCTCGTGAGTTTTAGACCAATCATCCCTTAGAGTGTTAATATCTCTAACAAATAAATTGTATCTCTTTACCTCATCAAAATCATCCACAATGTCAGTGAGTACGAGTGTATCAAAATATTTTAATGCAGTGTGATTTTGTATATTATCTATTACTCTCTTACGAAACGTAGGACCAATCGCAGTAAAAACTATTAAGGCTTTATTATTTACCATACCGTATGAGCGTTAGCTGGTTTGTTAACTAACATTTTTTCGCTAAAAAAACTTTTACTGCTCTTTATAAAATACAGTTTGACGCCCACAAAGCAAACGCGTATAACCCTCGTTAATTAGATGCGGAGTTAAGATTTTATCTTTACCAGCACTCTCCGTGTTAAAATCTGTATCATCAATGGAAACTAAATGTCTAGGAGCTAGCTTATCTTTTGCAGCAATGTACGCTCTCAGATGGTTTTCAGCATATTCATGCGTACCTTTATCCCAGCCATCTAAATACAGCAAATCAATTTTGCCTGGAAAGTTTTGCAAAAAGGAAATGCCATCCTGTGGTACATGAATGTGTAGGTTGGAAGGTACCGGTTGCTTAATGTGATGTTCGTATTGGGAAAGTAAAATTTCCTTACATCTTGGGTCAATATCTACTGTGTGTACTTCAAAACCTTCCCGTGCCCAAAAATACGTTGAATGACCATCTTGACAGCACGGAGGTGCGTCTTTAGACTGCAAATTGTAGCTGCTATCATGATAAGCAATACAGCGTTGAGTAAGTTCCATTCGTGTGGATCCAATCTCAACTACAGTTTTACCACCAATCAACTTAAGAAACTCGATAGTTTTACGTATCCATGGTGCAGGATAATTACGGATACTATTCTCTTCATGTGTTAATACATCATGGTTCCAATAGTGTGTAGTTACTTTAAAATTATTAGCGCTTAGTTGTAGTTCTTTTATCATGTAATTTTTTCCTCTATTCTTTCTGCCCATCCTTGACTCTTACTATGAGCCCATATAACCCACTTTGCAGGCTTTCTATCTGTTAGAAAAAACTTCTCTATACTTATGTGATTGTTAGGGCTTCGCAATATTTCAGTAATATTACCTGCTTGTATATCTTCTCGGAAGATTGCATTCCCGTTTTCATCATCAAAAGCAAATACCCAAAAATCATAATCATTATGCTTAAAAATCGATTTATCAAATCTAACACAATGATAGAAAGAAACTGCAAATGAATTTTCCCATGCGTCATCATTCTCAATTAACGGGTTCGGTGGGTATTTGTTATCTAGTGTATACTGCTGTACAGCCTTACGTTTAAAATGGAACCCAGCATATTTTTCAAACTCTCTTAACGTACGCACCGTACCTAGATCATAACCGGTTAAGTCTACATCTGCATCTTTCTGAGTTCTGATTAAATTACGAATACGCTTCCATGCAGTTTGTTGGTAACCGTACCAGTCTTCACCTCGCTTTGATTGATCATCCCACAAAAGAATACCGCTACGCTCTTCTCTCATAGTAGCATGCCATATAACTAACTTATGCGGATGAAACAAATCATACCCGTGTGTAAATGAACGTACAGTTAAATTAAGTTCCTCTCCGCTAAAATATATGCTTGGGTCATGTTTTACATCTTTAGCCCACTGAGTCCGTGCAAATGCAAAGTGCCCTGAGATAAAACGTGATCGTGCTGGTTCAGTCATAGTCTGATAACCAGAAAGCAGTCCGGGTCTAATAAAAATTGTACCGTGCGGGTAAAAACAAGCAAACTGTTGCTGCCATGGCTCCATGCAACGACCGACTGGATCAGTCTTAGGATTATAATACGGTAAATAACCAGTAAGAATAGGTTTAAAACCTTTCTTCTCTAAACCTAGATGCATTTGTTCGAGAGTTTCGTCCCAGTCTTTAGTGAAACGGTGATGTGAATCAAGTTGAAGCACATACGTTTCATCTGTAATCATATCATTAATTCTTTGACGAGCGTAAGGCAAACCTTTTGCTTTAGTGTAAAGAATCTCATCTATCTTAAATTGTTTGTTACCACGAAATTCATCAATATTATCAAACTTATCGTCAGGGTTATATTGACGGCAGATGCCAAATACTATTCTTTCCGGGTGCTTAGCCTGTGCTAAGCAGTCCTTAATTGTAGGAACCAATTCCGGTTCTCTATAAGCAGGTAGATGTACAAAGATTTTATTCATTGGTAATTTATTACGTTTTCCAGTATTTTTGTGTTCCAACCCTTTGATTTGCTGTGTGGCCATATAGTCCATTTATAAGGTTTACTGTCAGTATCAAATTCTCTCCAAATATGAATGAATTTATCATCTGGAAGTGTTGCAATAATAGTTTTTATCTCATTCTCATCTGCGTCTTTCCGGTACATATCTTTATTTTGCTCGTCCTTAAACACTATACACCAGAAATCATAATCTCCTTCGGGTAATTCAGGACGATATACATCAATACAATACTTGAATCTTGTTACTAGTTCTTTTTGAAAAGCTTCTTCACTAACAAACTTTATTGGTGGTGGGGTTTCGTTAATAACATCTTTATGAAAACGGCGCTTCTTAAAGTCTACCCCAGCATAACGTTCAAAATCTTGCAGAGTGCGGATATTACCTAAGCCACACTCTTTAAAATCGATTTGTTTTGGATCTTCCTCGTCTATTCCAAATAAAATCTTTACCCGCTTGTAGCTAACAGAATTAAGATCATTCCAATTGGAATTATCATCCCAGTGTTTTCTTGCTCCTGAGCGTGTGTATTGATGCCACACTAAATGCTTGTGAGGGTGGAAAAGATCATAACCATGCGTATATGAGCGTACTGCTAATGATATTTCTTCTCCGTGAAAATAAAGTTCAGAGTCATATGGCACTTCTTTACACCATTGACCTAAGGTAAAAATGAAATGCCCTGATAATCCTCGAGCTGGAATCGGTATAATAAGTTCTTGCCAGTTTTTAATAGTAGAAGGTCGCAAGAAAATAGGCCCTTCAGGCAAGAAACGATCGTAATTTATTTGCCACAAATCCTGTACTCGACCAGCTGGGTCATTAGCAGGTTCATAACTTGGAAGATAAGCAGTTAGTAAAGGTTTCTTATAACCAATTGCTTTAAGATCCTTAAGCATTTTAATGGCTGCGGTGTCCCAGCCTTGTATGAAACGATGATGGGAGTCTAACTGTAAGGTATAAGTTTGACCGTTATATTGATCTTGTATTTTGCGTCTTATCCAACATGCTCCTTTAGATTTTTTATAAGGTATTTCTATAATCTTTAAATTAGGTATACATTCAAGAGCATCAATACTTTCACCTTCTGCGTACTGCCAACCTATACAAAAATGAAGACGTTCAGGTTTATCAGCTTTTGCAATACAGTCCTTAACAGTAGGAATTAACTCCGGGTCTCTGTATGCCGCAATTTGGATAAAAATAGTTTCTTCCATAAAAATATTATAGAAGAACTTAAACGACTTTCAACTATTATCCAGGGGTACCGTTAATAGGTCCGTTAGGGTTACTGTTTTTATTACCACCAGCAGTGTTGTAATGGTCAGCCACAGCTGCAGCAGGCGCAGCACTTGTGCCGCCATTAACTGCAGCAGCTGCTGCATTACGTACTGCATTATTTGTAGCAGATAAGGTAAGAGGTAGATTCTTAAAATAGTGAGTGTGGGGCTGATTAATTGAAAGTGTTCCGCCCGCTAATGAAACTGTATCCCCGCTGCTAATAACCCCGCCGCCGCTTTTTGTAATAGTAGCACCAGAAATAGTGTAACCAGTGTCCTGTATTGTTGTAGACTCTGTAACTTGGAATTCTACCGGGGCAGTAACGTGCTGTAGATAAAGTTCTCCGTTAACATACGCACCACCGCCAATAACAACATTTTTACTAATACCAAGATTATCATCGACTACAACTTGATCCCGGTTACGGCTTCTAATAGTAACCAAATCTGCAATAACAGAAAGGTTAGTGCCGCCGTCTAAGTTAAAGTCATCAGTTGCAGCTAAGTTCATTTGCTTACCAGCAAGTGCCATTATTGTACCGCCAAGGTTCACTGGACCAGTGGTTTTAATATCTATGCCACCGGATCCTACTAATAAAGAATATCTATTGCCCACACTAAGGTCATAGTTACCACCAGGCATATCATCAATATGAGTATATTCAATAGCTGGTATAGTTGTAGTTACTAGTTGAGTACCACTAGTAATAACGTCTCTATACTGCGTAACTGTCTTACTGGTTAAATTGTAACGAGTGCTTGCAAATGTATTGAATATTAAACCAACGTTTAAAAACTTATGCTTAGTAACTGTTTCAACATAATTACCGCCCATACCAAGTTGAGCTTCAGCAGCTGCTAAAGCTTCAGCTTGCTGACTAATAACTGTAGTTAAATTATCTTTTCCAGTTGAACCTTCTGGTAATGCTAAAAGATCTGCTATTGATGTATATGCACTAACCCAAGCATCAAGAGCAGTTTTGTTTAAATTGCCTATCTTAATTAAATAATTCCCTTGTACGGAACTATCCGAATCTCTATCTATAAACAAGTTACTGTGACCTCTTACAGTTTCAAACTTATCTCTTAAGGTGAGTAGCTGAAAGTTTTTAGGGCTAAACAAAGAATTGAACTTATTGTTCATTTCAAAAAACCCACCCTGAAAGTGAGTAACTTTATAACTTTCTCGATCAGTGGTATTAACTATTTCAATAGCAGCGCCTCTTTGGTTTACTACCATTTTGTTTCTGTAGGTAGCTGTATTAAGATCGGTGGTTTGTCTTACATTCTTACCATTACTTTCAAACGTTTGCGGGTAATCTTGATATACGTTATTACTATCTTTAAAAATACTTTCAAAATCACTCTGACTAAATGATGCACCCATATATACAGGATACATTGGCATACCATCTCTAAAAAAGACCCAAACGTGTGCGCCTACATTCGGCACAGCAAACACCCCTTTAGCGGCATTAGAATAAGTTGCAGGGCGATATTGAGCACCGTTAGGATTGATTTTAGAAGTCTTATTAGCAGAAGTGTCAGTAAACGCGTCTGTTAGCTTGGTACTATATTTCTCATAAACAAATCCAGGCTTTTCACCCATTTGTTCATTGTTTAAATTATATTGAGGATAATTAGTAGAAAAGTTACTGCCGGATAAACTATAAGGGTAAGCAGCATCTGAAGTAGTTGCTTGGGCGCTATTTGCATTATAGGTACCGGTAGCGCTTTCTCCTACTATAGGAGAGCAAAGTTCAGCCCAAGGTAATTCATCCTTTAAATCGTTAATAATTAACTCTAAATCAGAGTTTATATTTTTACCTGGGAATTTAAAACTACGATCTTGTTTTAATTCGGCCCATTTATTATACACACCCGCGTTCACGTGTGGTACCCATACTTTTACACGGCCTCTATATTCTGGGTCATTATTTTGTACTACTATACCGAGATAAACTGATGAGTAAGTTTTCATTATACTTTTAATGCACTAACAGGAAGCTGCGCTTGAACTGAAACTGTAGTATTAGTCTGATCAACTACCACGGTTCTTGTAAGTCCGGTATTTTGATCGTCTTCGTAAACCATAGTATATGACCAATTATATGGGGTAATAAGATTACCAATAATACTATTATTGTAAGGTAAAAATTTATAGAGTTTAGGGTAAAGATTGTTTATAGTAGCTGTTAAACTTAAATTGGATGTAACTCTACGGTTTAAATCCGTATCCGCCATTATAAGATTACTATTATTTGGACTTGTATCTGTACCTGTAGGACCTATAGCTGCTATATTCGTTACAAATAAATTGTTAGCTACAGTGTAAAAACTATTAATAGAATTGGATACTCCCGGTACTAACAAAGGAACTATTACGGCACTATAAGGAACAGTTTGTTGGTTTTTAAAGTTGTTAAAACGGGTTAAATAATATAGCGTTCCAACGGATTCTGATAGCTGTTGATAGTACTCTGGATATGTTAAACTAATAGCGCTTAACACAACTGTGTTACTATAATACATTGCCTCTTCCCACCAATATCTACTCCAGAGGTAAGGTAAGCTATCGATGGTTGTTGTTAATGTAAAAGTAGGGTTTTGATTAGTACCACTTGCTAAAGCTGTAAAAAAGTCTATTTGAGAGCCTACAGGGTTAGAGCTAAATTGTGTGATATAGTATGCTTGTGCGACGCTTAATTGACTTGCAAAATTAGGCACTGAATACCCGTTCCAGTAGAACGTAGTATTATACAAATCAAAAGTTTGGACAACATCAGCCATTGTTTATACTTACCGTATAAATAGCGTTACGCTACATCATCTTTAATACGTATATCTTTATCCGCGTGTGGTTTAACACAAGTAAAGGTATTGGTATAGCCTCCTTGTGTAAATGTATGTACTACTTTTACTACATACCATTGCCCAAGTAACTTTTCATCAAAATCCGCGTCAATAGCACCTATTTTACGGTCAAGACCAATAAAGACGTTTGATTTACGTACAGTACTGCCAGGTACTGTAAAATTTAAACATTGATTAAGAAAAAAACCAGACTTAAGAATAGTGTTTCTAGCATCAGGGTAGCGATCTATTTTACTTGCCCCGTATGAGTATGGTTGTTTGTAATTAAAGTTTTGCGTTTTACTTTTATTAAGAGATAATAACGCTGTAGGGTTTTTATTATTAAGAAAACGTTTTACGTAGTTATCTTGAAAATAATTCTTTACATTTTCAATATTTGTATCTACTACATCCACATTAAATGTTTTATTTTTAATGCTATTGCTTGCGCAAGGTAAACTAATAAGAGTAAAAGCATTATCCATTGCAGCCATATCCACAAAACGAAAATTATTAATATTACTCAAATAGCCTAAATTTAAATTACGGGTGTTTCTATTAGTTTGCGGAGTTTTAGGTAATGAGGGTATAATAACACTAGTATCTGTAGTAGATGTTATATAGAACTGCTCTAATTGAAGAGGCCCTGCTGTTAAATCATTATCAACTGCAAATGAAAGCTCGTTTGCTAAAGATGTAAGTACCCATTCTTTGTTGTATCGGGTTCTATAAAGTAAAGGTACATCTCCATCAATTTGACCATATGTTTTACTTGCTACGTGTCTGTTAAAAAGATACTCTAAATCGTCAATAGAATTATTATTGGTAGGCGGGGTGTAGAATATTTTGCTTGAACCTGGATCCCAGAGCTGACTAAACACTTGAGGTTCGCTTTTTTTATCAAGAATATTTTTTATTAACCCTTGTATAGCTAGACCTGTAGGTACTTTACGTTGCTCGTCTGTTAATACACTCGAGCGACCATTTAGATTGGGGTAAAGTTGGTATAAAACTCTATTAGTATCCCAATTACTGGTAGTGCTTTCTACAAAAAGTTGATAGTCTAATTCCCAAAAATAAAGCTTTAAAATTTTATCAGCAGGAGTTTCTCCAGGTATATCTTCAGTATCATATACAGAAAACAAATATCTTATCTCCCAACCTTCAGATGGAAATGGATCATTATCTAATGAGTCTTCTGTGTCAATAACCGGCTTAATATTAATTACTAATATATCTCTACCATCGTTACGAAATTTATAGTTTGCAGCAGGATTAGCGCGTTCGTTCGGACGGCGTTCTATAATATTCTCTTTATTGTTTATTATTAATGTGCCTCGTTTAAACCATTCACGAGAATCTTCTTCAATAGTTAACGAAACTAATGCAGCTGTATTAAAAGGAAAGAGTATGCCATTATCTTGGGGGTTAAATAAAGCCATACCGAACTCATACGTCTGGTTATTAAGGCGTATTTTTGTGGATTGGGATAGTGTATCAAAAACAGCCATTATTTAATATTGGTTATTTGTGCAATTACTGCTCGTGCATAAGCAGGCTTAAGATATTTTAAGGTTGTACCCGCTTTAGGAAAAAACACAGGGTTTTGTATTTTATTTACCGAGCATACTAACCACCATAAAAGTATAGTGCCATAAATCTGATAAGAAATATTAGTCCAAGATTGAGTATCTGTTTGTACTACAAAAGTATCATAATAAGCTTCTTCAATATCTGCGGGGAAGTTTACTTTTGCTAGAATATTGTAATAATACTGATCCGTATTATTTTGATACACATTAAATATGTTTTCGTATCTAAAACTTTCTAAAACCGGTAAACTGGTTATATCGTTTTGAGACTGTGGATTAAGGTTTGCCATTTTATTCGTCTCCAGGTTCTTCTGTTTGAGGGTCTTCAACTACCACACTAATAGCCGCCTCAGGTATAGCTGTATAAAGAAAAGTATTACGAGTGTTTTTAAGCACACTTTCAAAAGAAAGAGAAACTTTATACGCTTCTGGTATTACTTTACAAAATGAATTTTGTACTCCGGTTACAACGTTACCGTTTTTAAGATTAATTATACGGGTAGACCCTACATTTGAAATACTAATATCTTTAAGATACGCTAGTGGTATTTTTTTATACCCGGGTACTTCTATATCATATAAGCACGGCGGGGTTAATAAATTTTTAGCTATTCTATTTGGTAAATTTTGGTATGTTAACAAATAACATAAATCCCAATTTCTTTGTATGCTTTTTATATCAGAATCAAAAGTATTATACAAATAAAAGGTTAAACTTATAGAGTCTACTGCTGATGCTCCTCTAAAAGCTTTTATTTCTTCTGCAGCTTCTGGCCCTGCTAACCCACCACCTAATGAACCAGTTGCTTTAGTAGTGCCTTTATAGATACTACTCGCTCCTTGAATAAAGCCAAATATATCAAAACCTTTACCCTTTGGACCACTTGAAACTTGAGGAGCTTGAGCTTGTTGGTTGTCCGGTAAAGAAGAAAATAATTTCATTAATCCGCCGCCTGCTTGGGTTGCTCCTTCTTTTATATCTTCAGACTTGCCCCATGTGTTACTCACGCCTATCATACTTTTATCTGCTACATAAGGTAAAACGTATCTAAATCCTGTCTGTTTAACAGTGTAAAGGCCTTTATAAGGATCTAAAGCTGATTTTAATGTAGAAGGTACATTATTTAAACCATCATATTTGCCTACGTTTTGAGCCGCAGCTGTAGAAACTTCTATTTCTCTATCTTTTTGTTCACTATAAACACTAGTTACCTGCGTTGACAAACCTTCCCCGGGTTGTGGTGTACTTTTAACTGCAGCACCTATTACTCTACCTGCTGCAGCAGCTGCTTCTGCAGCAGTTTTTGCACCAGCAACTAAGTTACTCGGTACGCCACGAAGGTTATAAAGATACCCTAAAAGTTCACTAGAAAGTATTTGATTATATTCAGTCAAAATAACTTTAGGCACTAATTGTCTTGCGCGTGGTCCTGAAAGTGTCCAACTAAATCTATCTACTACATTAATCTCCCCATTTTCTTTAGGTACAAGAGTAAACGCACCAGAATAAAAATCAGTGCTTTCCCCTGTTTTAGGTGCAAGAGGGGCTGGTGCCCAATCAAATAACAAAGGTATATACGAAGGCTTTTGATTAGGGGGTAAGTTAGAAATTTTAGGTTGATTTAACATTATTATAGTAATCCACGTGCATACATAGCGGCCTGTCTATACTTATTACGTTCTATATACGGAACGTCTCTATTAATTTCGGTGCTAGGGTTAGTTATAGTAGGAGCATTAGCTAAAATCGTAGTGCTTTCATCTGGCATTAAAATATTATTATTTCCGCCTGTTTCTTCAATTAACGGCCTAATAGAATTAATAAGCTCTTCAAGTCTATCACTTATTAATCTTAAATCATCTGAATATTGTTGCATTGCAGGTGCAAGCACTAATTCAGATTCAGGAGTGGCTGCTACATTTTCAATATTTTGGCTAAGCTTTTCTATTTCTCTAGTAGCAATAGATTCTACCTTAGCTGGTAATACAGATACAGGTACCGCCGGGCCTTGGTCTGTTTCAATTCTAAGTGGTCTTTCAAACTCTGACTCTTCAATTTCAGTCTGTACTTGCCCGGGTCCTATAGTTTCAGCTTGTACTTGTTCAGTTGCAACAGGGGCAGTTGCTACAGTAGCAGCTGGTCTAGGGGATGTTGCTGCAAGTGCAACAGTGGGGGCAGTGGCTGCTAATGCAGCTGTTATTGCTGCTACTTTAGCTATATTCGCTCCATTAACAATATCTACAAACTGTTTAAGCGGATCAAGATTTGCTTTAATATCTCCAAACCCGGTTAAACTTTCCTTCAACGCACTTATACTACCCACCACGTTATCGATATTACTTGCTTGTTCACCTATAGCTATTAATTGTTCAATAGGAGATTTTTGTCCAGAAAGAGTAGAAAATAACCCACCTACAAAATTACCAATACCTGCAGCAGCAGAACCGGCTCCAAAACCTGCAATTGCAGCCCCTAGTGCTACTATAGACGCACTTAGTAAGCCTATATCTACTGCAGAAATATTTGCTAAACGTTCTAATTGAGCAACAAATAATTCAAAAGGCTGAATTATAGCGGTTAACCCCTCTGCAAATGGAGATAAAGCTATACCGAACACCCCTAATGCTGTTGCTCCTAGTAGTAGTAACGGGGAAACTGCGCCTAGAACTGCTCCTACAAGTCCAAACTTTATTAACGTTAAAACAGCTTCATTAACGTTTTCCCAACTGAGGGAAAGAAAATCTGCAAGATTATTTGCTAATACCCCTAAACCTATACCAAACGGAATTAACGCTAAACCAAATAAAGCTAAAGGTATAGATAAAAGACCTAAAATACCCCCGACTACTCCAAATTTAATTAAAGTATCTACTAAATTATCAATTACTGAAAAATCGACTCCTCCGAACTTGGTAAGGGCATTACCTAATAACATTAAACCTAAAGAGAACGGTAATAACGCTATACCAAATGCCCCCATTGTTAAAGCTGCTGGCATAAGCAATAATGTAGTTCTACCTAAATTAGCAATTGCTTGCATACCGGTACTAATCATGTCCCAGCTTACGTTTGCGAAGGCTGTTAAGGCTTTAGCAAGAGTGTAAAGACCTAAAGAAAACGGCAATAAAGCTATACCGAAAAGAGCCATCGATACCGCGGCTGGCATAAGCAGTAGTGTTATTGCTCCTAACCCGCCTATAGCTTGCATACCGGTACTAATCATGTCCCAACTTACATTAGCAAAAGATGTCAAAGCTTTAGCTAATGTAAACATACCTAAAGAGAAAGGAAGTAGGGCTATGCCAAATATACCCATAGCAACAGCTGCTGGTAATAGTAAAGCGGTTACTACCCCTAAACCTGCGAGAGCAAGCATACCGGTACTAATCATGTCCCAGGTTACGTTTGCAAAAGCAGTTAGAGCTTTAGCTAATGTAAACATACCTAAAGAGAAAGGAAGTAAAGCTACACCAAATATACCCATCGCTGCAGCTGCCGGTAACAATAGAGCTGCTACTGTCCCTAAGTTTTTAATTGCTTGCATACCGGTACTAATCATGTCCCAGGTTACATTAGCAAATGCAGTTAGAGCTTTTGCTAGCAGTAACATACTAATAGAGAACGGTAATAACGCTATACCAAATATGCCCATGGCTGCAGCTGCAGGTAAAAGAAGTAAAGTCACTGCACCTAGGCTCGTTAACGCTAGCATACCAGTCGCAATCATGTCCCAGCCTACATTTGCAAACGCTTGTAAAGAGCGTGCTAGTAAAAATAAACCTAAGGAGAAAGGAAGTAGAGCTATACCAAATATACCCATTGCAGCCGCAGCAGGTAATAATAGAGCAGTTGTAGCCCCTAGCCCAGCTAGAGCTAACATACCGTTTTTAATCATATCCCAGCTTACTTCAGTAAAAGCAGTTAAAGCTTTAGCTAAAGTAAACATACCGAGAGAAAATGGAAGTAGAGCTACACCAAAAAGAGCCATCGATATTGCTGCTGGGGTCAATATAGCTGTTACTACCCCTAAACCCACGAGAGCGAGCATACCGTTTTTAATCATGTCCCAGCTTACACTAGCAAAAGCAGTCAATGCCTTAGCTAAAGTAAACATACCTAAAGAGAACGGCAAGAGAGCTATACCAAAAAGACCCATCGATACAGCTGCAGGGGTTAAAAGTAAAGCTACTGCCCCCAAACCACCTAAAGCGAGCATGCCTGTTTTAATCATGCTCCAGTCTACATCTACAAAAGCAGTTAATGCTTTAGCTAATGTAAACATACCAAGAGAAAACGGCAATAACGCTACTCCAAATGCAGCCATAGCAATCGCAGCGGGGAATAATACCCCAGCAACAATTCCTAACCCTGCAAGAGCTTGCATACCAGTTTTAATCATGTCCCAGCTTACATTTGCAAAAGCAGTTAAAGCTTTAGCCAACGTAAACATACCTAACGAAAACGGTAAAAGAGCTAAACCAAATAACGCCATTGGTCCAGCTGCAAAACCAAGTATACCGGCAATAGCGCCGAAGCCAGCTAAAGCAGTAAACCCTTTAAAAACGGAAGCCCATTCAACTAAAGCAAACTCTTGCAAACCTTTTGCTATTATTTGTAAACCGAATCCAAAAGGTATAAGAGCAACACCTAAAGCTGCAATAGCGATGGCTCCGAGCCCGACAACTTTAATAAGTGCACCAAATATAGCCGCGGTGGCGCCTAAAGCTAATAGCGCGACGGTACCTTTACCTATAGACTCCCAATCTACTTCTCCAAATGCTGCAAATCCTTTTGCGGAAATAAAAAGAGCAGCTCCTAATGCCGCAATTGCTGCAGCTCCAATAAGCATCTGTACAGTAGATGAAGCTAAAAGTTTAGTAACCGCTACTAAACCAAGTAAAGATAAAAACCCTTTACCTAGACCTGCAAAGTCTACTTTAGAAAACTCTTGAAAGCCTTTAGCTGCAACTACTAAAGCTAAACCTAACGCAACTATAGTACCTGCTCCCATTAAAGCTTCTTTTGTACCTAGTTTTTGAAGCCCGGTTGCAATACTATCTAAAAACCCCCCACCACCCGCAGGTACATTAGTACCTGCAACAGTACCGGCTTCTTTACCGCCTGCTGCACTAGATTTTAAACTTGCAAGAGCATTAACAAAAACATTCTCAAGGGACTTAAGAGCTGGTTCTTGTATTTCTTGTATACTAACCGGTTGTACCTCTAGCTCTTCAATTGCTTTTTCTGCTTCAGATTCCCCTGCAACAGCTGTTCCAGGAACCCCTGCAAATGCAGTACTTTTTAAGCCATTAAATTGCTTTTCTAAAAACTCTTCGTTTTCTTTCTTTTCAGTCTCTCTACGCTCTTTGTATTTCTTTTCTTCTTCTTTAGTTGCTTCAGAGTTTTTTACTTCTTTATCGTATTCTTTAAAAGCGTTAATTACACTTTCTTTAAATGAAAGCTTTACAGCATCAGAAAGACTATCTAATACACTAACCTTTACCGTATTACGATCATACTCATTTTTTGCAAACGTAGCTATTGCAGCCAAACGCGCGTCCATGCTCTTACTAAGAGCAAGAATTTCATTTAACCACGTTTGCGGTATAGGTGAAGTTTCCCTAGGTTTGAGTGCATCCATTAAAGATGCAATAATCCCGGGATTTGTTGGTTCTTCTGCCATATTGAATACTTAGGTACTCAATAGTAGCTTAGTAGTTATTAATTAATTACAAACAGTGCTGCATCCACCAACACAACAAGATCATTTACAACCTCGCCAGTCTCAGTATCTGTTCCGGACACAGTTAAAATATCCTTTTGCTTATTAACATATTTCTCCATGTACTTAAGCACGTTCTTTACTACTGTACTTGGTAATTTTTCAAGCACGGCATGGCGCTTGATGTATGGAAGAGTCTTGTAGTCAAGAACGGTTTCAGCATTATTATGAAACACAGTTATTTCTTTAATATACTTCGATACTTCTCCTACAAACGCATCCCCAATAGTATCAGTGAGTTGAGTACTAACTATTTGTTGATCGTTAAGGTTCTTCTCTCTTAATTGCTTTTCTAAATTAAACTGCTCAACGAACAATGGCATTTCAACATTAATAGTAAAAGGAGATTCATTTATTACAGCAGGATCTAAAGGTTCAAAAGCTTTAAAACGTTCAACTATCGGTGCAAGATCTACATTATATTTTCTACCCCCTTGGGCAATAACATGTTGAGCGCCAGTAGTAGCTATGCGAAGCTGAATAGCGATCGCTGCACTATCAATAGTAGTAAGATGTTTTACTACTTCAGGTTCAGTACAATTTTCAGCAATAAGATTGTAAAGAGCAATTGTAAAGCGGGTTTGAAAAACAGGGTTATCAACAGCTGCTTTTAAAAGTGCTTTCTGTTGACCAGTATTGGTGTTTTTAAATTTTACCTCTCTTTTTAAACTAGGTACATAAACTGATACATTAACTTCTTTGTTAATAGTATCCAACACGTTAAGAATTGTATTGTAATTGCTTGTCATTGTATTATAATTTATTACTTAATATCGATTATCAAGTAAACTCACTTGGGGTTTCCTTGCCTATTTGTTGACCACCATAGTTCGGTGTAGATGAATTATTACTCTTTTGGGCAGAATCGTATGCTTCCTGTTCTTTTTGATTTTGCTGTATTACGTAATTCCAATATAGTAGTTGCTCTGCAGGGGTAATTTGTTCCACGTAATCTGGAGTAAAATTTCCTTTATTAATCAAATTAAAAGCTATACGATAAAGATTGCCGAGATCGTCATTAAAGATAAGCTTACAAAACTCGAGTAATGTCTTCACGTCCGTTGATACCGGTAAATCTACAATATAATCCCCGGTAAAAGGAGAGCGTACTGTTAACAGTTTAATTAAAGATAGTTCCGTTTCTACCGAAATAATCGATTCGTAAACTTTTGCAGCAAGTACTAGAGGAAGTTTTTCTATTATTTCTAAACGCTCTTCAAAAGTTAAATCTTTAAACAATAAAGATTGATCATTAACAGTAATACTATCAATTGAACTTGCAAGTTGAGTAGAAAAATACCTTTCATCAGAAATATCAATAAATTGAAATTCATCTTTAACTTTAGCAATAGTGTGTACTACTTCTACATTATCTTGTTTAACAGCTCGAGTGTAATTAATATTTTCTAATCGACCTATTAAATCCTCAATTCGAACTGTACATTCGAATTCTTTATCAGTTTTAGGGCATTTAGCTTTAAGCTTAAGATCCGGATTAATGCAAATACTCCGGGTGTGAAGTAATATTATCACCTTATCGACAACATTAAGATCCTCCTGTATTATCCCGGGATAAACGTATTCAATTATGTATGATAGGTGTTGTAAAAACTCTGTCGTGTCGTTGTTATAAAGGGATTTAACCAAATCTCTATACAATTTGGATGTAATTTCTTTTACCCAAATTTTTTTATTTTTACCAGGTAATTTTATACCATACTTAAACGCCATTAAACTTAATTATCGCGCGGGCGTAAATTTGCTATAAGAACTAGCTACACCAAACTTGTTAAACACAAAAGAAACTTTATCTAATCTAAAATCATTTTTACCGTAAGCGTAATTTACACTAGCCATAGATACCGGTGCTACCCCGGTAAATCTATACACTTTACGTACTTTATTTTTATTGTTTCTATCAAACAATATACCGGTAACGTTAGTCTTAACGTTTTGTACAGAATTTTCAGCCCGAGTAAACAAGCCGTAATGACCCACTAACGCTATCCAAGGGCGTATTACAAACTCTGTAAAAGATTTATTAGTTTCAAGTATACCTAGGTCAAATGTGGAATTATATTGGGTACGATCTCCCGATACTACCCCTGAAAGAAAACTGCCATTAGTAGCTAGAGTACCAGGACGAGATGTTGCTACAGCCTCTCCAGGTACATCAAATGCATGTACGAACATACAGCCACGACCAGCAAGAGGGGCATTATTATCTCCTTTTGTAACAATACTTGTTAAAACTCTTTTTGTAGTGTTAACATCCCAGTAGCCGTTTTCTAAACCACTTGGAAATGATCTTAGTAAAGCGGGAGGTAATATTGTTCTAGATTCAAACACTAACAAAAAATTCGAATCAAGAGGAATTTGGGTGCTACTATCCCCTAAAAACTCCATGTATGCGGCTACATCTGAACCGCTTCCACGATCTGGTATGTCCGTAACTGCGTTAGGACCGATTAACGTAGCCATTTATTACCCCCCTCCGAGTCCTCTTAGAACTTTAGATAAAACCTTGTTAGTTACGTTTTTGGTTGCACTGCTAACTAAATTACCTACTGCGCCACCTATACCACCAGCCGCGCCTATAGCCCCTACGCCGCCAATACTAATCCCAATCGCAATACCACTGTTAGGGGTGCTTTCCCAATATTGATAAGCAATTGTAGCGTCTACTTCTTGTATACCACCATTTTTTGTTAGGTCGTATCCTATGTCGTTTATTTTAGTTACAAATGCCCCGTATAAAGTATAGGTACGAATAGGGTTAAGCTGATCATCTACTAAAGCCATTTCGATTATATTACCTCTCAAATCGCGTGGTGCCATTGCTCTACCAGTTGATGTTTGATGGTCAAACGTATCATACATTGCTGTTTCAAGAGTGTTTCTTATATTATAATCTTGAGAGCAATAAAATTTTACAGGCCAACTTTTATTTCCGTCAAATTGTGTAGTCCCTGGAATTTGAAAATCAAGCCCCATAAACGGAGCGCTTATTGCTGCAATTGTTTTGCTTGGTACATTTGCAGTTTTAAGAAAGACTAAATCTGCCGGGCCTAGAATAATACCGTCATTAACTTTAAATTGTGTAATTCTAAATTGAAAGTCTCTTGCAAACCCTCTTGTTTGCGCTTGGTAATAGAAATCTTGAATACCTTGATTGTTAACGGCCATAATAATATTTATGATTAGGATTCTGAAATTACGTATTGGAAAGCTAAATTAACGTTTAAACTAACTATATTGCCATTATCCCCTACATCGTAAGCTATACTACCTATATTAGCAGGGTATGTACCTTTAAGAGTATATTTTTTAGCGAATCTTTCATTACTAAGTCTTTCTCCTTTAGTAGTACTATTTTTTAAAACTATCATATCTAAACTACTATTCCACCACTTAGCAGTTGTCGTACTTGTATGTTCATCAAAAGTGGCTGTAGACCATTTTTCAAATAGGTCTCTAATAACATATTCTTCATCACTAAAAAACTCTACATTCCAACTAGTACTTTCAGGGTAGTCTATAACCGTCGGTACATTAAACTGAAACCCTTTAAAAGGTATTGTACTATTTTTAACCGTACGAGAAGGTATTAATCCAGTTTTTGCATACAGGTATAAATTACCGGTAGAGTCAGGTACGTATATATCTGAATTACCGTCGTTAATACGGGTAATTCTAAAGAGATTCTTACGTGCGAAACCCTTACTGGTCGCTGTTTGATAAAACTCTTGTATACCAGGCATTACTAATACTTAATGTCTGGACAATAAAAAAGCCCCGCTTTCGCGAGGCTTGTTTAATTAATTATTCGTGTCTCCAGAAGCTATAAGCTAATGTAGCTTCAAATTCTGTTGGCTTACCGTCGCCAGCAGCATCATAATCTACAGTGCCTAAGCCTACAAGATATACACCGAAGAGCTTGTACGTATTAAGTACGTTTTGGCTTTCGTCAATCAAGTTAAGTTGAATAACTTTATCTCTTCCGCGTAATGAAAGATCCCCAGTGGTGGTTTCATCGTTGAAGATTTGATTGATTTGCCAATCTTCAAGCTTTCTACGAATGATACCTTCTTTGTCGTTACGGAACTTAACAGTCCATGCTTCAGAACCTTTGTAGTCGACGGTTCCTGGCATGTTAAACTTTAAGCCGTGGTAGATTGCTTGTTGATTAGTAATAGCTCTGTCTGGAAGTTTCTTTGTAGTGATATATACAAAGTCGTCTTCGTTGAATGCAGTATCACCAATAGAGATGACTCTCATCATGAAATCACGTGCGAATCCTCTTTCTTGTGCTACTCTATAGAAGTCTTGTATTGATTGTGCCATATGTTATAAGATACTTAGGTTATTAGGATTGTAAGAGTTCGTTAAAGTTTTGTGAAGTCTTAGTAGCGTAGAAGTTTACTAAGATAAACTCTGCAGTACGAACTGGTTTAATGTAGATGTCAATAACAAGTGTGTTATCATCGATAACATCTGGGGTGTTGTTAGTTTCATTACATACGATCAAGTAATCAAAAAGACCTTGTGTATTACGAGCAAGTTCAAATACCGGTGTTAAGGTATTGATTACTCTACTACGTGTGAATGTAGTATTTGGCTCGAATACGAAGAATCTCATGGTTTGTAGTGCAGTCTTTTCTAAGAATAAGAAGAGACGACGTACATTAATACGATCGAATGCGCTTGGAGCCTTGAGTAATGTCTTTTGACCGAATACTGTAAAGCCTTCGTTAGGGAAGAACACTACAGGGTTTACAGATACCTTATAGAGTAAATCGCGTTGTTTTTGCTGTGGATTTACACCTAAGTCATTAACACCTACAACTTGACCACGGTTAAGACCAGCTGGTGCAGTCCATGGATAGTTGTTTGCGTCACTGTTGGTAATCATTGCTGCTGCATAACCAGAGAATGGTAACCAAACATTTTGTGAGCTGTAAAGGTCTTGAGCGCGTACCCAGTTACCATATGCTACAGAGTAGCTGCTGTTGAATGCAGCGTAGCTGTTACGTATTGGCCAATAGATATTTTGCGAGAAGTTCTTAGTCTTGTCGTCAAGAGTCTTATAATTGATACCAGTTACGAAGATGTAACGGAGTGGGTCAGAGATAAAGATGTGATCCTTACGACGACTACGTGCAAAGGTATCGAATTGATTGGTGATTGCATTCCAGCTGTTTACAAGTGTGTTGCTTACTGGGTTGCCGTCAGAAGCGGTAAGAGCTGCGAGTTGTGTTGTAAGTGTAGTGTTTACAAACGTATCATCGAATTCAGCTTGACCGGTTGTTTGAATGCCTGCATGAATTGTAGAAAGACCTGCATCAACAGTAATGTCAAGTGCAACTAGATCTGGGTTTTCAGCAGCATTAAGAACGTATTCAAGCTTTGCGCTTACGTTACCAATTACCTTTTGTGAGTTGAGCGGTAAGCTATCTGCATATGTGCCAAGAGCGTAGAGCTTATTAGCAGGATTGAAGAATGCTGGCTTTACTGCAAGGTAAGGTGTTGCACTAAGAGCGAAGTTATAAGTTTGATTACCTGGTGTAGAGCTGAGTGTTGCAATATCATTTGCAAGATCTTCAGTAGTAGTGGTCTTAAGAATTCTTACAGTCTTTGTAGAATTACCATTTGCATCAAGCCAGTTTGTATAGCTTGAAATATTTGGATTTACATAAACTGCAAGGTTATTAGAATTGTCATTAATTACAGTTTGTAAGAAGAATGATAATGGCTTACCTGCAAGTGGATCTTGTACTTGACGGCTTGCATAAAGCGAACCGGTATAACCTTCTTGTATTACATATTGAAGAGTGGTAGAGGTTGGGCTGAACGGAGAAGGACGCACTCTAAAGAGACCTGCAATTAAGGTGTCACTAAATCCAGAAGCAGCAATATTGAAGGTTGGAATATCTTCAATTACTTGAGAGATACTATCAATACCAGAATTATATGTAGCGCTAAGAGCAAATCCGATACGTGGGTTATTACCGCTTAATACTGTATAGTTAGTATTGCTTGCAAGAGTATTATTTTGGAAGTAGTTACTACCAATAGTATTAACGAGTACTACGTCATCATAGTTAGTAGCAGGATTGTTGCTATAACTATCGGAAAGGTTGAAATAATAACCTTCAAACTTTTCATTTACGGTTGACTTAGAAGTGTTAACTACAACCATACCAGCAGCGCTAAGGCTGTTAATAGTACCTGCACCAGAAAGTAAGAAGCTGCTTAAGCTTGCATTACCGGAAGTGGTTGCCCAGCTAAAATTACCTTGTGAAATAGTTGTGTATTGATCTTCAGTAAGAGAAACTAATGCTGGTTCACCGAAGAAATAACCTTGTGCAGAGCTAAGCGGAATAGCGCCTGCAACTGCAGCTGCTGTACCGTATGTAGAAGTGTCTGTTGGAATTGGTAATACTGGGAATGCAAGAGCGCTGTAATTACTTGCTGTACCTTCTCCGGTACCGCTACCATATGGAAGACGAGCAGCCTTAATAGTTGGATTATTACCAGCAATGAAGAGCTGACGTACTGCATAGTAAAAGTAACGTTCTGCAGCATTAGTTGGGGTACCGAATACGGTTTCGAACTCACTAAGAGAAGAAAGTTCGATAATTTCGTATGTTGGCCCTTGTGGTGCAAAGCCGGTTACTAATACATTAGTACCAACTGGAGTTACTGCTCTTGTTGAAAGATCGATTTCTCGGATTTCAACGCCTGGAGATTGAATAGTGCGTAGTGATGCCATATGGTTAAAGTTTCTAATATTATTTATGCAAATTCGGCCTCAAAAACGCGAATTTGTTAAAGTAATTGACAATTTAATTGTCCAAACGCAAAGGTGAACGATGAATCGATCTGCTCCGGGTCTCTGTAATTGTATGTAATATCACCAAGATTGGTTATAAAAGCGTTAGTATAATCCCATTGTATTTTCTTGTTGTTATATTCATCTAAACCATACACAGTTATATTGGCTTGATAATCTGCAAGATTGGTTTTTAATGCAGTGGTAGGGTTTAATTGATCTGCATTGTATGTAGATTGCTTAGAATTATTAATTACGTTTAGCCAATACCAAAGTACCCACCAGTTATTAAATTGATTGTCAACTGTAAAATTTACAGTTAACGGAGCATATGCTGCTCGAGCATAACTTGTTACCTTAGGAACCTGTGCTCCATATGGAACAGCAATTTCGGGTATTTTTGACTCAGGTACTACTGAACCAAATATAGAGTATTGTAAGCTATCGAGATTTAAAGTTTCAGTAGATCTATCGTTTGAGTCTACCTTGTTTACTCTTTTAAGTATAGACGGCAAATTTAAGACAAGTATAAACTTGTCTTTTCTGTTCTTATTAAGAATAGATTGCTGTATTGCTAAAGTAGCACTCATTCATTATTTGCTTGTTTTGTAAAATTCTTTTAAAATTTTACGCGTAGCATCTTTAAAAGATTCGTTTATACTACGTTTAACAAATCGACCAGTCTTAGGGTCTCTTACAGGGCCTCGAGGTGATCCTGGTGGTAGAGCTGGTGGGGTACGTCCAGCTGGTAATCCTCGAGGTGCAGGTCTACCTGGTAATGCTCGTTGAGTTGGTGACTGAGCTGTACCGGTAACATTCTTCATAGTTGAAGGAGCAGCTGTTTGCTTGCTAGGTTTTGGCTCGTCATCCACTAACTTCCAATCTCCGCTAATATTTTGAGCAGGTCCCGGACCTGGTGCTGGTACAGTTTTTGGTGCTGGAGCTGGAGCAGGTGCTGGAGCAGGTGCTGGAGCTGGGGCTGGAGCAGGTGCTGGAGCAGGTGCTGGTTTCTTTGGAGCTGTTGTCTTTTTGGGTGCCGCTGGTTTCTTTGGAGCAGGTGCTGGAGCAGGTGCTGGAGCTGGGGCTGGAGCAGGTGCTGGAGCAGGTGCTGGAGCTGGGGCTGGAGCAGGTGCTGGGGTTCCTGACACCCCCGGGGTTGATGTACCAAAACCACCACTAGCTCCTACCTTATTCACAGTATTAAGAGCTTTAGCAAGCATAGGTAGAGCCATTGCACCAAGAGGCCCACCAGCGATCGCTCCAAGAGCAGCCCATGGGCCATATTTACCTATAACAGGTGCCGCTACTTTTCCGAGATTTTTAATACCAGACCAAATACTTTTTGCGCCTGACTTTAAAGCACTTCCGATACCTGATAAAAACCCACCCTTTTTAGCTTCTACTAAAAAGCATTCGTTATAAATTCCTATCAAATTATTTTCATAATTTGGATCGTATTTTCTAAGAACATTAATGTCTCCGGTTTGAGTGAATTCTAAAAGACCTTGACGGATGCTATTTTTTTCAGGAAGACTATCTACGTAATCAAGAATTGTAGATATAGTTTCATTTAAATATTCTTCTGCTTCTTTTTTAGGAGTATATTGAGCAGCTAGTTGTTGAACTGCTCGTATGTTATTACTTGCAACCGCTTGTTGAAGTTGTTGAAGAGCGCGAGGGTTATTTTTAATGTTATTAACAAGAGCATTAATTAATGCAGGTAATTGTTTTGGATCAGCTTCAACAGCTTTTTCTAATTCTTGAGGGGTTTGAGGCGCTTTTTGTGGAGCTTGAGCTTGAGCCGGTTGCTGCGCTTGAGCAGGCTGTTGAGCTTGAGCAGGAGCAGCCATAGCTTCAAACACTAAACGAAAGTAAAGTTCATTAACTGTAGACTCTGCTATAGCAAGATTGTATTTGGTTTGTAACGAATTCAAGCTCTTCATATAATTTAATATTTACGTAAATAGAAGCTGTTTGACAGTGGATTAAACCCTAATTCAATACCACTGGTGCTAATTTTACGGGGTTGACCAGATTTAATTTTGTTTATATCCAAATTATGAGATGCAATAATTCTTTGGGCTTCTTGATTAGTTATGTTAGATGTCCCGGTTTCTTTTTTCTTTAAATTGTGAACATTAACTGTATCGTCTTTATCTTTTTTGTGCATTTGAGCAACCATGCTTAAACTTTTACCAGGCTCAGCTCTACCAATTTTACCCATACCTGCTGTAAGAGATTGATGTCTTGGACCTCTTTTTTTATCGATACCTAAAAAGTTTTTAAAACTTAGCTCTTCAGTTTGCATACTGTCAAGAGAGAGCTTTTTATCCTTTTTCTTTAGTATACCTTGCACTAAACGCTCTACATCCCCTGTACGGCGTAGCTCTTTAAACGCAAGATTTTCAGGTGCAAACTCCCCACCTTTTTCAAGGCCCGCTTTGCGAAGATTCATAAACTTTTCTTTAACTTTATCAGCACATTCAACATCACATTCTGGACTAAGAGCGTACTCTATCATGTCTAACATCGCTTGCTTCTTCTTTTTTATTAAATCCAAATCGATTTCGTCTTTAAGCTTTATTGGTTTAGGTTCAGCTATCCATTCATCGTTTTTAAGAGAGTATACTCCAGTAGAGTGATGTGGTTCAGTTATATCTTGTACGTACGCTTCTACGTCATACCCTTTAATAGTAATATTACGAGTGGTGTTCCAGATAGTGCCCTTTGCTTTGAAATAATCTTTTAATAAATCCTTATCTACCTTGTACTGCTTAAAATCCGTTAGTATATGCAAATCGAAATCACTATACTTGGTATAGTTATAGTTAGCTAAAGAACCAGTAAGAGTAATATCCTCTATATCAACTTCTAAATCTAAATAGTCTACAAATGCTGCAGCTATTTCTAGAAGCTTTTCCCTTATTTCAGGATTAAGTTTGTTATCAGTCCAAATGTTGGGGTTGAGTTCTTTATGATACTCAAAGGTAATATTGTTGGCAGAAGCATCCATGAATCGTAAATATTTACTGAATGTCACGCTTTTTAAAGTTATTAGAAGAAGCAAATATAGCTAATAATCCTGCTGTTTATACTAGTAAGGTTGAAGCTATGGTTAATTTCCTTAAAGATAAGGAAAAGATACTTTTTATTACCACTAGTAACCGCTGGGAAGGAGACAAAGAATTACCTAAGAGTTCTCAACTAGCTTGGCACATAGAATCGTTTTTAGTTGAAAACAACGTTAAGATAATTGACGCAAGCAAACTTACTATTCATTACTGTGAAGGTAATGTGAGTAGAATGGAAGGTAACAACTGCGGAGTAAAAGATTCTGAATTAAAAGATAAAGAAAAGAACCCTACAGGTAATCACCGCTGCTGGGCATCTATTAATAACAAAGATGACGAGCTTTGGAAAATATCTAAAGAGTTGTTTGAAGCAGATGCAGTAGTATTTTTTGTAAGTGTGCGATGGGGACAAACTAACAGTGTATACCAGACTCTTATAGAGCGTCTTAATTGGATCGAAAATAGACATACTACTTTAGAAGAAGACAATATAGTGGAAGGTAAGGCTGCAGGTATAGTAGTAGTTGGTCAAAACTGGAACGGCACTCAAGTATTAGATACTCAAAAGAAAGTGTTAGAGTTCTACGGTTTTGACGTACCTGACGAATTAACTTTTAACTGGCAGTATACGGATGATGCTTTAGATGAAACACAAAAGAGCTATAAAGCAGCTCCAAAAGCTTTTGAAAAGGCTTTTGATATGAAACTAAATTTAAAAGAAGAACCAAATGAACAGTAAACATTTAAAACCTTTAACTGAAAAATATAAGCTTATACAAGAACAAGTAGCTGGTGCTGGAGAAGTATCTACTGGTGGTTCTACATACTCTCCTGAAAACATGGTTGAGATTGTACCAGTAGCTCTTTCTTGGAAAGATATAGGTTTATTTGAACCTAATGACGAGGAAGAAACAAAAGAAACTGAAAAGGCTATAGAAGAAGTAGAAAAGCTGTTTGATGGTTTTCAAAAAGATTTAGATGCGTGGCAAAAAAAGCATAAAGACCTTGGCGCATTAGACACAGTTGCAAAAGAACAAATTGCCCAATTTGTAGCTAAAAACTTATTTGGATTAACAAAACTAGACTAATGTTAAAATTTAAAGAATACTTTGTTATTAATGAGGGTGGTGCTGGTGGTCATATGCTTCACCCTTTCGATTTACCTGAAATTAAAACAGGTATGCAATTAGCAGATTTGTTTGAAAGAACAGTTGGCTATTTTGAAAGAGGTAATACTGCCCCGGTTAAAATTGATGGTGCTAATGCATCAGTACGTTTAGTTACCAACCAAAAAGGTAAAAAAGAATTTGCATTGTATAGAGGCACCGCAAAGGCAATAGAAACCCCTACTACTTTAAATAACCTTAGAAGCTACTTTAATAAGCCAGGAGAACCTGAGCACGGCTTTGTAAAGATTGGAGAGGAAGTACTAACCATTTTTAATGAGGCTATTCCCTCTACTACTAACCAATTAAAAGAGTTAGGTTTATATGATAATCCGTTAATATTCTTTAATACTGAATATGTAAGTGGGGCTACTAACGTAGTAGGGTATAGTAATAAGTTTTTAACAATTCATTACCCTGCTTTGGCTTTTAAAAGACAAAGTAAAGTGGCGGGTAAAGAGTTAAAAAGCTACGAATCTAAAAAATTATCTTTTAGTAAAACCGTTCTTGAAAGTTACATAAGCAAACTAAACATTATTGCTCAAAAGTACGGTTATACTGTTATACATCAAGAGTTAGCAAGTTTAGTTAAACGCCCAGATTTAAAGAAAATATTAAGCTTACCTCTTACTTTAACCGGAAGAACCCAAACACTAGGTAATTGGTTAAAAAGTATTACTATACCTAAGACTAAAAATGTAACTACCTTAGAAGGAAAAACTATCTCTGCAATGAGTCAGGCTCTTTATCTTGAAGTGATAGAAGATAAAAAACCTCTTGAAGAAATAGTTAATTCAAACTATCTTCCACAAGCTACTGAAGGTATTGTAACTTGGCATGCAACTCGTTTATTGGGTAAATCTCTTCTTAACAATATGGAATCAGGTCTAGGGCCTGTTTCAAAACAAGAAGGTATTGTAATAGACACCCCGGAGGTGGGTAGTACTCAATTTAAAATTACAGGAGACTTTTTTGTACGTAACCGGGTAAGTCCGTTTAGAAAGATTCCTACTAAAGATGCATCTAAAGAACCAGTAAAGGAAAAAGTTGCTGTGTTTACCTATGGCAGATTTAACCCTCCAACTATTGGACATGAAGCATTAATTGAAAAGCTTGGAGCTGAAGGTAGAAAATATAATGCAGAACTTATAGCAATATTTCCAACGTATTCTCAAGATAATAAAAAGAACCCACTTTCGTTTGACGAAAAGGTTCAAGTACTTAAGTCTTTTATCCCTGTTAACATAAAAGTATTACCGGGCGGTAATACTCTATTCGGCGTACTTAAATTTTTAAGTAATCAGGGATATACCCATGTAATCCAGCTAGCTGGGTCTGATCGTATACCAGAGTATAAAAAAATAATAGATACCTATAACGGCAAGCCTGACAAATCAGGGCAAGTATCATTTATAATCCCTAATTATGAATTTGTAAATGCCGGTCAAAGAGACCCGGATGCTGAAGGTGTTGCTGGTATGAGTGCTACTAAAGTAAGAGAAGCAGCAGTTAATAACGATTATAAAACGTTTGAAGCTGGTACTCCAAATAGAATACCAGCTCCATTAAAGAAACAAATGTTTAATGCTATTAGAGCAGCGCTTACCTAAAGCGTGGACCGTTGTACCAAGATACCAAGCTACGACGAATGCCGCTAGTTACTGGTGTTACTCGGTGCTGTAGGTAAGAAGGGAAGATAAGAAGGGAACCACGTGGTGCGAACTTGCTCAGATCAAAAGCAGGACGAGCTACTTGATCGATTTCAAAAATACCACCTTCGTAGTCTTCTGGATGACTGAGCTGTACTACTGCAGTAATCTTACGATCAAAGATCGCGTTATCATGCAAGCAATCCATATGCCAGTTATAAAACTGCTTAGCTTCAGTATTACCGTTATATTCAGTATACTGCAAAGAATCAAAACCGAAACTTACATCGAAATTAAACATCTTTGAGTTGACTGCGTTTACGTAATCATCCAAAATTGTATTAATTTCACGGTGTGCATAAACATCGATCCACCGGATGGTGCTATTACGAACAGAAAAATCTAGCTTAGAAGTGTTTTCACCAGTACTATTATCGTGAGAGCCAATAACCCCAGACTGTTCAGGGTAGAGCATTGCTGTGTTAACGATATGATCGCAAAATTGATCGTTAAATGCTCGTGTAAAGATTTGATATGAATTTACCATGATGAAATATATTATACCTGTTTTAAATTTAATCAATACTCAGTATCAAAGAAAAACGTTTGGAATAAACGCCCATCTTCCGGAGTATTGCCAAAATAATCTAATGATGCATGAAAGTAATCTCCTCTATAAAGTACTATACGGTTAAATTTATTTCCTACTACATCATGTAAGTGCCACTTAGTATAGTCTTGCCACTCATAAGGTAAAATCTCTTTGTTCAACAGTTCATCATCTATACTACCGTCTTGCTTTCGAGGGCAAGCATGCCAACCGGTTCTTTTATGTTTAAATAAACCAGTACCTGCAGTCACCGGCGCATCTGGAGTAAGGTAACATACTCCAGCCCAGGATGTAGTACCGTCATGATGTATCCAGGTGCGGTCACTTGCATAAGTTAATTGATAGCAACCGGTATAATCTCCAGGGGTATTGTCACCGTACCAAACAATTTTACCCGCATGAGGTCTAACTAGATCTTCAATAGCTTGCTTTATTGCAGGAGTAGAAAATGGTTTAGTTCTACGGCCCGGAAAATTACCAGTTACAGTAAATTCTTGCTTAAGAGCGAAATCTCGTACTTCTAACGGATTACTATAGAAATTTTCTTGTATGAGTAAGCTCGTATGGTAATGCTTCATATAAAGAATTTACCATACGAGCTTTTTTATTCTACTTACGTACGAGAACTTAATTGTTCTATAATAGAAGACATATCTTTAACTGCAGCCATAACTAATGGTATTATTTTAGCCGGATTAACTGTTGCGTAACTAGTGTCATCCCCTTCAAATAAACCACTCACAGTAGGTTCAATAGCATATGGCCAAGCTCCGGAAAGCTCTTGTGCTATAAACCCGGCATCAGGTTTACCTGCAAGCATTCTAGGGTCAGGTAACGTAGCGGCTGAAAGCTCTGGTTTCCAGGTGAAGTTATATACATTAATATTTCTTAACGTATCGAGACTGTTATTAATTACTGCAAGGTTTTGCTTTAATCTTCTATCAGAATATTGTTCGCAAAACGTACCGCCTGGTATACCTCCTGGACCTTGCGGACCAGCTGGACCAGGCGGACCAGGAGGTCCGGGACTTGTTCCAGCAGGGCCAGCTGCACCGGTGCCACCTTGCGGTCCTGGTGGTCCAGGCGGACCAGTCGGCCCCGTAGGACCGGGACCACCGGGACCGCCTGGAAAACCAGTAGATCCTTGCGGACCAGCAGTGCCGGGACCTCCTGGGGGTCCTGCAGGACCTGTAGATCCTTGCGGACCAGCAGGTCCGGGACCTCCAACAGTACCTTGGCCGCCTGGAGGTCCAGGAGGCCCCGGGGGACCTGCAGGAGACGGGCCAGCAGGGCCTTGAGGTCCAGTTGGTCCGGGCGCGCCTTGTCCGCCACCTAAACCAGGTGGGCCCTGTATACCAATTGGACCGAGCGGACCAGCAGGTCCTTGAGGACCACGCGGACCTTGTGGACCCGCGGGTGAAGGACCTTGCGGGCCACGTGGACCTTGAGGTCCTGTTGTACCTTGTGGACCTTGAAAACCTACAGGACCGGTTGGACCAGCTGGACCTTGAGGGCCTGCAACACCGGTTGGTCCTTGCGGACCGGGTGGACCAGCTGGAGCAGTACCTTGCGGTCCTTGTGAACCTTGCGGTCCTTGAGGGCCGGTTCCGTTAGTAAAACCTTGTGGTCCAGTAGGTCCTTGCGGTCCGAACGGACCAGCTGGACCTTGCGGTCCGATCGTGCCTTGTGGTCCAGTCACTAAAGCACCTTGAGGGCCTTGTGGTCCTGTATTACCTTGAGGACCGGTAGAACCGTTAGTACCGGCTGGACCTTGCGGGCCAGTAGGACCTTGTGGACCAACAGTACCGGCAGTACCCTGAGGCCCGGTAGGTCCTTGTGGACCTGCTGAACCCTGTGCACCAGAAAAACCTGATCTGCCACTATACCCTGATAAACCACTGTAACCAGATAATCCGGAATAACCAGATATTCCGGAATAACCTGAATAACCGGAAATACCTGAGTATCCAGAAAAGCCGGTTAAAGTTGAAATAGAGGATGCAGACATATATTTTTATTAATCTATTCTAGAGCTTATTTCTTTTACTTGAGTACTTAACACCTTAAGAGAATTTACTAGAAGAGGTAAAAACTTAACATAGTTAACTCTTAAGTAATCCCCTGTATCGTCAGGTACTACTGGTCTAACAAAATTACTTATTGCATAGTTGTAATTAGGTTGTACATCTTGAGCAATAATACCAGCAGATTCCTTACCGGATTGCGGATAAGGCATACCAGGTATATATGTAAAAGTGTAGTAATTAAAACCTCTTAAGAGCTCCAAGCTATTAGTAATCGCGTCGACGCTAGTTTTAAGACGTTCGTCAGAAAAACAGGTTGGTACTTCTTGAGGAGGACCCTGTACCCCTTGCGGGCCTTGGGGGCCAATTGGACCTTGGGGGCCTTGCGGGCCACTTGGTCCAGGTGACCCAGGCGGGCCTTGTGGGCCCCGGACAGTACCTGCAGGTCCAGTTCCACCGGTAGGGCCTGTTGGACCTTGGGGACCTGGAGGACCCGGCGGACCTGTTGTACCTTGGGGGCCTGGAGGGCCAGCAGGACCTTGTCCGCCGGGACCGCCTTGTGGTCCACGTGGACCTGGAGGACCGGGCGGGCCGGGACCACCTGCAGATCCTGTTGGGCCTGCAGGCCCTTGTGGACCTTGCGGGCCTTGAGAGCCTTGAGTTCCAGGAGGACCTGATGGACCTGGAGGACCTGCTGGACCAGGGGGGCCTCCAGGTCCAGGTGGACCTTGAGGACCGGCGGGTGAAGGTCCAACAAACCCTAAGGGGCCTTGAGGACCAGCAACCCCGGTTGCTCCTGTAAACCCGGCTGGCCCGGTAGGACCCTGCGGGCCAAGTGGCCCTGCAGGACCTGTTGTACCTTGCGGGCCTTGCGAGCCAGTAGGAGAAGAGCCTTGTGGGCCGCGTGCCCCTTGTGGGCCTGTTGTACCTTGTGGACCTTGTGCTCCAACCGGACCAGTAAACCCCTGTGGACCGGTTGGTCCAGGAGTACCTTGTGGTCCATTAGGACCCTGAGGTCCTGTTGTAGCAACACCCGGAGGGCCTGCAACACCAGGAGGACCTGCAGGTCCAGTTACATTTGTCCTACCAGTCGGTCCTGTAGGACCTGGAGCCCCGGTAGGTCCGGGACTGCCGCCGTCACCAGGGGGACCTTGCGGACCGGTTAAACCTGCTGAACCAGCTCCTTGCGGGCCTGCTGAACCTTGCGGTCCTTGAGATGCTACAGCCCCAGAATAGCCTGATGTACCTACCACGCCGGAAAACCCACTAATACCGGAAAAACCACTAATGCCGGAAAATCCGGAATATCCAGAAAATCCAGATTGACCAGAAAAACCAGATGCACCAGCGGGAAATAAAAATGCGGAAGAGGACATTGTTATTATTTACTATATATTCTAGTACTTAGCTCTCGTACTTGAGTACTAAGTTCTTTTGCAGCTGCAGTTATAATTGGTATTAATTTTATGTAATTAAGTTGATAAAAATCTCCGGATAAAGCAATCTCTTGTGTGGTTTTATCGTAAACAACTTCATTCTTTATTCTAACCGGGGTCGGAATATTAGGATTAAAATTTTGCCACACATTCTGTACGTGTTGCGCAATAAACCCTACATCTCGTAAATCAAGCGGGATGTTTTTACCAGGACCATATTGCTCAGTTGCAGTTATAGTAGGTACCCAATTAAACTTATAACCGGTAATATTGTTTATTACCTGTAAGCATTCAACTGAATTTATTGGTTCAATAGAAGTTTTAAGGCGGGCATCAGAAAATGCCGGCGGTCCCCATGGTCCTCGTTCACCTTGACCACCAAATGAGCCTTGAGGACCAGGCGGACCACCAGGTCCAGGCGGGCCAGGCGGGCCTTGAAAACCGGTAGGGCCCGGTGGACCTGCGGGACCTGCTCCACCTTGAGAACCTTGCGGGCCGTTACCGCCAGGAGGTCCTTGCGGGCCACGTGGACCTGGAGAAGAACTTGGTGGGCCTGCAGGGCCAGGCGGCCCTTGAAACCCTGCAGGACCTTGCGGGCCAGGTGGACCAGCTGTTCCGGGTGGGCCTACTCCACCAGGAGGACCGACACGGCCTTGTGGACCAGCTGGACCAGCTGGACCAGGACCACCAGGTGGGCCTTGCGGGCCTTGCGGGGATGAACCTTGTGTGCCTTGCGGACCGGTAGGGCCTTGTGGACCTTGCGGACCTTGAGTACCGGTAGGGCCTTGTGGTCCGGGTGGACCAGCTGAGCCTGCAGGACCGGTTGGACCTTGTGGTCCTGGCGGACCGGCAGGAGCGGGGCCTTGTGGGCCTTGAAAACCTTGTGGGCCTTGTGCACCAGTTACATTAGTAAATCCTTGCGGGCCAGTAGGTCCTTGTGGACCAAGCGGTCCGGCCGGCCCTTGTGTACCTTGTGAACCTTGTGGTCCAGTAACCAAGGCCCCTTGTGGACCTCTATTACCTTGCGGTCCGGTAGTGCCTTGTGGGCCTTGTGGGCCAGTCGCGCCTTGTGGTCCTTGAGTGCCTTGCGGTCCGGCTGTACCTTGTGGACCAGCTGAGCCTTGTGGGCCTTGTGGGCCGTCACCACCAGCTGAACCTTGCGGGCCGGTAGGGCCTTGTGGGCCAGTGGTACCTACTGTACCTGCAGGTCCTTGTGGTCCGGTAGGACCTTGTGGTCCTTGTGGGCTAGTATAACCTGAAAAACCTGATGTACCACTGTAACCGGATATACCTGAATATCCGCTTTTGCCACTATAACCAGACACTCCAGAAAATCCGGATATACCAGAGTATCCAGAGAAACCAGAAGAAGCTGTATAGGTAGAATAAGCCATCGATATTATTTATGGATTAGTATTAGTTCTCCAGTATAAATCTTAGATAACTTGTGCTCCTTGAATTGGTTTTGATTTAATATGAGCGGTGGAAGTAACATGATCTATTACTAGATAACCTTCACAGCATATGTTATAATCTACCCTATTAGGGTCTCGTTCACTTCTTACCGGTACCGTTATATTTAAATTACGGAATAGATACTCTTTACCGTTTTCGAATACACGCCATACATGATCAACCGTGCCTCGTCCGGGTTGACCTCGAGATTTATTAAATCTTATTGCGTACCGGTTCACTCAGGCTTTTGTGGCCAAGTAACATTTGGAAACCCAGGCTGTGTGCGGATTTGACGTAAAGCACGTCGGTATTCAATCCAAGCAGCTTTTTGCCCTGAGGTCATCGGTACATCAGATAGCATAGCCCAATCTGAATCAGCAAGTAATTGTTTAGCTTGATCCCATACTAACTCTTCAGGAGTAGAAGGAGTTGGTGTAGTAATATCCACTGTACCTTCTAATTCTACCCATTTAAGATCTTTATATTCTTCTCCAAGCCAACTTAAATCTCCAAGACGGTCTTTAACCCCTTCGAGACCGAAAATAGGTCCCCAGTTAGCTGGAAGAGGTTGTGGTTCGTTTAATGTTTCTCCGGTAATACGGTTTTTTAATTGCCAAAGTTTTTTCATAGTTTATAAGCAGTAACGGTTATAGTATATTACTAATATTTAGTTAAATTGCACGTATAGTATTGCAATTATTTACTGCGGGTTCCAAGATATAGTTACTTGTCCACCAGGAGTACCAACACTGATCGGGTATGAACCACCCGGGGTTACTGGTTGACAATTAAATGTAGACGGAGTACCTGCTAAACCAGCGTTGCCTGGTAAAGGGCTTGTAGGAGCATTACCTCGACCACCTCCGCCGCCACTCATAGCGAAAAAAGTTGAACAACAAGAAGCTCTAGCGCCGCCGCCACCACCACCGCCTGCACGGGCAGAGTTTGCAAAACCCCCTGGTTCGCCTGTAGAATAACTTAGATTACCACCTTTACCACCACCAGGATTACCTCCGGAGGTTGAAAAAGATGGACCACTCGGTGGGAATGCTCCCGGGGTACCATCGTTGCATTCCCCCGCGCCGCCGCCGCCTCCATCAGCGTTACCGGATGTAGTAAACGCGGCAACACCTTGTCCACCACCACCGGCGCCTCCGAACCCTCCGGTACCGAAGCCTCCATTACTGTTGTCGAAACCGTACGGTGCATAAAAAGACCTATAAGCGTAATTACCACCATAACCCCCGCCGCCGCCAGTGCCGCCTGTTCCGCCGGCGCCGCCGTTGCCAGCAGCTCCGCCAGAAAAAGTCCGTGACAAACCTGTTGATGGAGTGCCTGCATTACCTGAATTACCTGCAAGCCCGCCCGTGCCAGGGTTCCCAGATGAGCCTGGCATACCATTTGCAGGGGCAAAACAGTAGGTGGTAAAACCTCCTTCACCACCAGGAGCACCACCCGGAGAGCCTCCTACACCACCGTAGCCCCCGTTGGCGCATCCTTGGTAGATAGTGCCGTTTTCAGCACAAATTGTTATTCCAGCACCGCCGCCGCCACCCCCGCCACCTCGGGAATTAGAAGACCCTGGTGGTTGTGCGGCTCCGGAATTGCCCGGATTGCCGGTACCGCCTTTACCGGTTATATTAACTTTCTTAACCCCGGTAGGTACTGTAAATGTACCCGTAGTATTAAATGTTTGAGTACCACCTGGTATTATTTTTTTTCCTCCAAATATATTAACTTTAGGTGTTCCAGCTGGCATATGATATATTTACATTATCAACTACTCAGGAGATGCTTCAGTACTCGGATTTTTTTTGTTTTTACGGTGTTTAATAGGTTTTTCTATAATCCCCGGTTGTTCTTTAACAATTTCTGGTTCCGGTAAAGCCATCCCAGGTTGTTCCCTAGGCGGAGGGAGTACTTGCCCTTTATTTTGAAACGGTGCCATATCATTTACAAACGGCGGATGTCCGTTTAAATGTTTCTTTTCTTCCGGTGAAACCCGCCAATTTCTCCAGCTTGCAAAATCTTCCCTCGGTTGTAACATCATATGACAACCAACATTTGCAGAGAGTTGATGTATTAATTCAATTACTTCAACCGGTTGTAATACCGCCCAAACTACGTTACCATCATTACAACGCATCATTAATTCAGTAGTTCCGCCAAAACATGTACCTACCGCAACTGAACGCGCGCGTCTTAGATCTCCTTTGCGGTTTTCTATAGACATTTTATGTTCTATATCTTCTATTTTTTTACGAATTTTTTTTCTTTTATTCATAAATTACGTTTATTTAATGTCATTATTTTTAGGGGGTGGTGTACCGTATGCAGGTCTTCTATCTTTTGCAAATTCTGCAAAAGGTCCGTTTTTAGTAACATAATGTAACATAAACTGTACATTTAACTGATCTTCTTTTAATGTTTTTCGCCAATGTGTTGCTTCACAACCTTTATATATTACTGCATCTCCAGGGTTTAATGTGTATTCTTGCGGATCATTATCTGCGTATTGCATGTAAATAGGTGAGAACAATCCCTTAGTAGCTACATTTACAGTGACACTAATTTCACATGAATGACGATCTAAATGTGGTTTTAATTTTTCCCCAGGTTGATAAATACGTGAATATGAATAAGTTGGTATAAGTTCTTTTCCAACCGCTTCTTGTACAGCTTCTAAACTAGACTCTAATATTACCTCTATCAACGGATCAGCATAATAGAAAAATCTTGATGCTGCTTGAGGACCTTCGTTAGCTTCTTTCCATTCCCCACGCCGTATTTTATTTTCAAAATATCTTGAAACTACTGCAATAGTTTGCGGGTCTATAAGATTTTCTACTTTTACACAACCCTTTTCTTCAAATATTTGTGAATTATTCATAATAAAACCACCCTGTTACAATATATTTACTACGATTACCAAATACTGTGTTACCGCGGTGTGCATGAGTAAAAGCTGCAGGCCAAATAAGCATTAAATTTTCTTGTGGTTTAATACGGCACTGTTGGTAAAGAAACTCTGTTTCCCCGGCTTCTTCTGACTCTAAAGTATTAAGATATACCATGTAAGCCAATACACGAGCTGAATGTGCACCATTACCCTGCTCACTGTGCCAGACGTGATAGCCACCGCCCGGGTCAGTACGTTGCATTTTCATTGCAGTGCCGGTAATTTTATCATTTTTGAGTATTGAATACTGTTCGGCATATGCGTCATAGCACTTTTGAAGTCCTTCAAAAAATATATTTTCTGAGCTACGCCCATTAAACGCAGCTACACTATGCACTCCAAAGTTTAAACCGAGTTGCATATCGTTTTTACGGTGTTTAGCAGCTCCTTCGCTTTGTTGGCGGTTACTACCCGCGCCGGAGTTTACTAAACGTTCAAACTCCGAAATTAAATGACGGCAATAGCCATCTGGATACAAATTATGATATAACCCTATAAAATCTTTATATTCAGTGTTCATCGAAAAGCAGGCCCTGATACCCAGCTAACAAGAGATTGACGGCTTCCACTCGTTACTGGGGTTACTTGGTGGAGTACGTATGATGGAAATGCGGCAACAAGGCCACGTTGTTTACGAACATTAACTGGTTGACCTCCAGTTAGAATCTGTAAGTTACCGCCCTCATATTCACTTGGGTCAGTAAGTTGTACAACTAGACTTAGTTTACGACTAATCTTACCATTATAATCTTGATGCCAGCCGTAGGTACCAGCATCTGATCCGTCGTAGTTAGTAAGTTGTAGCTGTTCACCGAAACCGGTTAAGTCAAAACGAAAATGCTGAGCATTGAGCGAAGATGCCACGTGGGCTAATTTCTCAAATATCCACGCTGTGTCTTGATTTTTACCTAACCAAGAAATATTCGAGCGGCGAACACGACGAAGTGATTCTTCATCAGCTGCTCCGCCAATCTGTCCTTGGTCGCGTGCATTTGCGGCTTGTTCTTGTAGCCAGTTTAGTTCTTTTTCATTAAATGCCCCTTCCCACCAAGCGAACGGCTCAATGGAAGCGGCATATGGAGTTAACATGTGCTGCATGGTCGATCCTTATGTGATATAATAAAATGTATACACCGGGTAGGTGTTTCTGTTTGGTTAGGTGATAGTTGATGGTGCATCCAAGAATTGCCAAACATTACTGTTCCTGGTTGCACGTTATTAAAATAAACAGAGCGAGTAGCGTTGCTAATCTCATCTCCTTGTACGAAATCTAATTCGACCATTGCTTTATTAGCGCGAGTGTCGTGATAGATAGGGAACGAGCCTCCTTGCGGGGTTTCTAGAAAAAACCAACCGCATACTTGTGAGTTACGGTGAAGATGTACGTCAGTACCGGCGCCGCGGCTTAATTCTTGCGCCCAAAGTCCTGACAGGTGAAAGTCGTATTTTTCAACGTTGTACCCTTGGTCCTTGAGGAACCCGACCGAGGATACGAGCAGGTAGTCTGACACTTCCCGCAAGGCTGGGTCTTGCCCGAGGTAGACGGTTTGGTTGAAAGTACGTTCGGGTTGACGGACTTCTTCCAAGCGCCTGAGGCACGCGCCCAACACTTTCCCCACCAAATCGGGACGTTCATCGCGGTAAATGATCGCCGGGAAATAGGCGAACCCTTCCATTACCCCTCCACATATTCCGTGAGAGTCTGTGCGAAGCTAGTAATAGCAGCAGCGGTAACTTCATGTTCGCCGACTGGCTTACTACGAGCGTTTTCAATTAAAACTTCTTTAGCAAGACGGACAGCTTCTAACTTAGCTCTTTTAGCTTCAAGGGCTAATTGATTTGCGTGGCGAGCAGCTTCGAGGTCAAGTTGCATTTGTTGTTGTTCGGTTATTGTAATACTCATGGTAAACTTTAAAAAAATACTTATTATAGTAACAATATTATCAAGCTGCTAAGTTCGCCATAGCTATATTTCCGTACCACGTGGTACCCCCGTTAGGTGTAAAAAATACCCAAACATCTACGCCACTTGCAGCTGTAGTACGAGTTAATGCAGCAGCTCCACCTGGGAACCGGAATGTGCCTCCAGCCCATGCAACAGTACGGTTCGGGGTTGCATCATTAGTAAGAACTAAAGTAAACGAAGATGCCCCGGTAGCTACCGGGTAACGTAAAGTAAAAGTACAACTGCCGTTTAACGTAGCAGTAAATACCCCACCACTAGTAACATCAATATTAATCGCGGTACTAGTATTGCCAAGAGCAGTAACTGTATCAGCAAAACCTACTGCTCTAAGATAATTACCGGTAGTAACCGCGGATACAAGAGATAGTAGTGTTGTTGTAGTGGGTCCTTTACCGGCTCCGCCACCTATTAGAACTTCTCCTGGTGACAAAGCTGACGTTGAAGCAACAGTAGTTGTACCTGAAAAATATGTTATACCCCCGGATGTACCTGAGGTTAAACCAGTCCCGCCGCTGCTTACCGGTAATGTATTACTTACCCCGGTAACAAGAGACAACCCACGAGCCGCAGATAAGTTACCGGTAAACGTACTTGCGCTTACTGATGCAAATGTAACACTGCTAGTTGTATTTAAAGTTTGATTTGCACCTGGTCCGCTATAGCCGGATGTACCGGAGTAGCCGGATATACCAGAATAACCACTAGTACTATTTCCGCTATAACCTGAAATACCACTATAACCAGAAACCCCGCTATAACCACTTATACCGGAGTCTCCAGACCACCCAGAAATGCCTGAATAACCACTTATACCTGAATAACCGCTTGTACCGGAATAACCGGATACACCGGAATAACCACCACCTGACCAAGCGCTTGGGTTAGCACTAAATGTCCAAGAACGACCATTTACAGTATAAACTTGCCCGTTAACAGGATTAGATGGAAAATTTAAAGCCATATTAATTATTTAGATAAAATTAGAACGCTGAAATAGCTACTCGACGCCACGCGCTGGTAGAAGCATCATACACATAGAAGTGAGTACTATTAACTGCCCAGTACCCAGCAGCGCCAGCAGAAGCAGATGTAGCAGGAACGGATACCACAAACGTATTAGTTTGTGAGCCGTTTAATATACCACGCATGTTAAGCACTACCGCAGTAGATGTACTTGTTGCAACAAATACCGGTTTAGATACAGAACCGAGTGTAGTAGGTTCAGTGATAGTAGCAGATCCAGCAACGGTATTAGATAAAAAGTAAACCTCTCCGTCTACTAACCCGCTCAGACCTGTGATAGCTCCAACGTAAACAACAGTAAATTCAGAACCTGTAGCAGATTGTACCACACCAATTGCTTCAGCGTTCGCCACTGTATCCGCTTGTGCTAAAGCATATCCACCGGATGTTTTTCTGATTACATTACCAGCTACAAACGAATTTGAATAGGTAATAGTTTGAGCGCCAGCTATACCAGATAAGCCTGAATAGCCACTAATACCAGAATAACCAGATATACCACTATAACCGGAAATGCCTGAGTAACCGCTATAACCGCTTGTACCAGAATAACCAGACCAACCGGATATACCAGAATAGCCAGACCATCCTGAAATACCACTATAACCAGAAATACCGCTATAGCCGCTAAAGCCTGAAATACCGCTATAGCCACTAATACCAGAATAACCAGACCAGCCTGAAATGCCGGAGTAACCGGAAATACCAGAATCTCCTGAATAGCCACTTATACCGCTATAACCAGACCAACCAGATATACCGCTATAGCCAGAATAACCTGATATACCGCTGTAACCTGACCAGCCAGAGATGCCGGAGTAGCCAGAATAACCAGACCAGCCAGACTCACCTGAATAACCAGACCAGCCAGAGATGCCGGAGTAACCACTGTAACCACTAATACCGGAGTCTCCTGAATAGCCTGACCAACCGGAAATGCCTGAATAACCACTAATACCACTGAAGCCAGACCAGCCAGAAATACCACTGAAGCCGCTTATACCAGAATAGCCAGACCAGCCTGAGAGGCCTGAATAACCTGAAATACCAGAATAGCCAGAATCTCCACTGTAACCGGAATAACCACTATAGCCGCTTATACCACTATAACCGGAATAGCCAGACCAACCGCTTATGCCTGAATAACCGGAAATACCTGAGTCGCCACTATAACCTGAATATCCTGAAATACCCGAATAGCCAGAAGTACTATCCCCAGAATAACCGCTTATACCTGAATAACCTGAGTCGCCACTGTAACCAGAATAACCGCTATAGCCGCTATAGCCACTAGTACCGCTGTAGCCAGAAAAACCAGACGCTGCTGCAGCACCTGATATACCGGAATAACCGCTTATACCACTGTACCCTGAATCCCCGGAGTAACCGGAAGTACTATCACCGCTATAACCGCTATTACCACTATAACCGGAGTAACCTGATTGACCTGGAGCAGTTGCAGACACCCACTGCGCAGATTCTCCATCATTATAATAGACATTAAGCTGGCCGTCATCACTATCCCACCATAAAGCGCCTTGTATTGGATTATCTGGAGCGGTCGATGAAACAGTAGCACCGCTTGTAAACGGTTGCCCATTTACTCTGTAGTTACCAGTAATATCAATATCTCCGGAAACAAAAATTGCTGAAGTAGCTGAAACAGTTGCAAATGTTACATTACTGTAGGTATTTAATTCTTGGTTTGCACCAGGCCCACTGTAACCGCTTATACCAGAGTAGCCGCTGTAACCAGATATACCAGAGTATCCAGATATACCAGAATAACCAGAAATACCACTAAAACCAGACTCTCCATAGCCACTGTAACCTGAAATACCAGAGTAACCGGAATCGCCGCTATAGCCAGATATACCACTGAACCCTGATATACCGCTAAAGCCAGACCAACCTGATATACCGCTAAAGCCGGATACACCGCTAAAGCCGGATTGGCCGCTAAAGCCAGACTCGCCCGACCAACCTGAGTAACCAGATTCACCACTGTAACCAGAGAAACCAGAAGCGGCTGCGGCACCAGAAATACCGCTATAACCGGAAATACCGCTATAACCGGAAATGCCTGAATAACCTGATATACCAGACCAGCCTGAGTAGCCTGAAATACCACTAAAGCCGCTTATGCCTGAATAACCAGATTCGCCGCTATAGCCGGAGAAGCCAGAAGCAGCAGCTGCGCCAGATATACCACTATAACCGGAAATACCGCTGTAGCCAGAATAACCAGACTCGCCGCTAAAGCCGCTTAAGCCTGAGTAACCACTTATACCAGAATAACCAGAGTAACCTGAGATACCGCTAAACCCACTTATACCAGAATAACCTGAATAACCGCTGTAACCGGATTCCCCGCTGTAGCCTGAAGTACCGCTGTAGCCAGACTCTCCACTAAAGCCGCTTATACCACTGAACCCGGAAATGCCTGAAAAACCAGACCAGCCAGATATACCGCTAAAGCCAGAAACACCGGAATAGCCACTGTAACCGCTAATACCGGAGTCTCCTGAATAGCCTGATATACCACTATAACCGCTTATACCTGAGTAGCCAGAGTAACCAGATTCGCCAGACCAGCCTGATGTGCCGCTAAAGCCGCTTATACCGGAATAACCTGAATAACCAGATTCACCACTAAAGCCAGACTCGCCGCTAAAGCCGCTTAAGCCTGAGTAACCGCTTATACCGGAATAACCTGATATACCGCTAAAGCCTGAAATACCGCTATAACCGCTAATACCAGAATAACCGGACCACCCTGAGGTACCACTAAAGCCAGAAATACCAGAGTAACCAGACTCACCTATAGCACCAGAATAACCGCTTATACCGGAATAGCCGGAGTAACCTGAGATGCCAGAATAGCCTGAAATACCAGAGTAGCCACTAATACCGCTATAGCCACTATAGCCTGACTCTCCTGAGTAGCCACTGAAACCAGATTCACCACTGTAGCCAGACCAACCTGAGATACCAGAGTAACCTGAAATACCGCTAAAGCCACTTATACCGCTAAAGCCTGACCAGCCTGATATACCGCTAAAGCCTGATTGACCACTGAAACCAGATTCACCAGACCAACCGCTAAAGCCTGATTGGCCTGACCAACCAGAAATACCAGAATAACCAGAGATACCTGAGTCACCGCTATAACCGGACCAGCCACTAGTACCGGAGTACCCGCTGAAGCCAGATTGACCACTATAACCAGAATACCCGGACCAACCAGAAATACCCGAATAGCCACTGTACCCGGACCAACCAGAGATGCCGGAATCTCCGCTAAAGCCGCTTACACCAGAGTAACCTGAGGTGCCACTAAACCCGGACTCACCGCTATAGCCAGATTCCCCAGACCAACCTGAAATACCAGAGTAACCTGAATAGCCAGAATAACCAGAATAGCCTGACCAACCTGAAATGCCGGAATAGCCTGAATAGCCAGACCAACCGGAAACCCCACTGTAACCTGACCAGCCAGAAATACCCGAATAGCCACTATAGCCAGATTCACCGCTGAAGCCAGATTCTCCGGACCAACCGCTAAAGCCAGATTGACCGGAATAACCACTGTAACCAGACCAACCGGATATACCAGAGTCTCCTGAATAACCGGAGTAGCCAGATTCTCCGCTGTACCCGGACCAGCCAGAAATACCTGAATAACCAGATTCACCGCTGAAGCCGCTTATACCAGATTCCCCGGACCAACCTGAAATACCACTAAAGCCGGATTGACCAGAATAACCACTAAAGCCAGACCAACCAGAGATACCGGAACCAGAGTAGCCAGATTCGCCACTATAACCAGAGAAACCAGAGGTACTTGCACCACTATAACCTGATGTACCACTGAAGCCAGAATAACCAGAAGTACCTACTGCACCTCTATATATACCGG